CGCAGGTGCTGAAAAAGCGTTCAGAAAGCGGATATCCTTATATCTTCTTTACAGACAATGCAAACAACAATGCCCCAGAAGTATACAAAGATAAAAACAAAAAGATTTATGCTTCAAATCTTTGTGCAGAAATTTCCCTTTCATCAAGTGCTGATGAATCCTTCGTTTGTTGTTTATCTTCTTTGAATTTGATTCATTGGGACGAAATCAAACAAACTGACGCAATTGAAACACTGACGCATTTCTTGGATGCTGTCATGGAAGAATATATCCAAAAGACAAAAGACATTCCCTTCATGGAAAGCTCTCACAACTTTGCCAAGAGACAACGCGCTATTGGTGTTGGTGTTCTTGGTTGGCATTCTTTCTTGCAGAGCAAGATGATTGCATTTGAGAGCATGGAAGCAAAAATGCTGAACGGAGAAATCTTTCAAACAATGAAAGAGCGAACATACAAAGCAAGCGAGGAACTTGCCCAAAGCTTGGGAGAACCAGAGTTACTCAAGGGTTATGGACGCAGAAACACAACCACAATGGCAATTGCTCCTACAACCAGTAGTTCTTTCATCTTGGGTCAAGTATCTCCTTCAATCGAACCACTTAACAGCAATTACTTTGTTAAGAATTTGGCAAAAGGAAAATTCACTTACAGAAATCCATACTTGGCAGATTTGCTTGAAAAATATGAAAAGAACACTCCTGAAGTTTGGAAGTCTATCTTGGTTAAAGGTGGCTCTGTGCAACACCTAGAATTCCTTACAGACGAAGAAAAAGATGTATTCAAAACATTTGGCGAAATCTCTCAAAAAGAGATTGTGATTCAAGCAGCCCAACGTCAGAAATACATTGATCAAGGGCAATCTTTGAATCTTATGATTCCACCCAAAACCTCTCCAAAGGAAATTAATTCTCTTTTAATTTTCGGTTGGGAGCAAGGAGTTAAAAGCTTTTATTATCAACGAAGCGCAAATCCAAGCCAAGAGCTTGCAAGGTCTATTTTGACCTGCTCCTCTTGTGAGGGATAATTGACTTGACAAGAAATATAATACTTGTTAATATAGGTCAAGTTGAGTAAAAAGCCAAAAAAAATCAATAAAAAAGAGATTCTTTTTCGTCTTGTAGATGTTCCCCCAACAGGGCGTAGGAATTTCTACGCAAGAGAAATGAAGTTTTTAAACGATCTTTGTGATCGTTATTCTCTTGAGTTTATGAATGTGGTCAGCTTTAATAAAAAGTTTGACTCACTAACTTATTTGGTTAGCCCGAAATTAAAGAAAACTTTAGATCAAAAGTTTAGAGCTTTTAATTTTTTACTGGACAAGAGTAGATATCCAGAGTATGATATAGGAGAAAAGGCAGGAAAAGATTCCGTAGTCAAAAAGAAGAAAACACTAAAAGATTTTTTAAATGAGTAAAATAGAAGAAACAAACAAGATGCTTGAAAACTTCCTCAAGGCAAACAAGGAAGATCATTATAATTTCGAAGAAGAGATTGATTATAAAGTATCAAGCGGCTCTTTACAGCTTGATCTACAACTAGGAGGCGGTTTCGGTCCCGGTTTACATCGCTTCGTTGGAATCAATGAAGGAGGCAAAACTTCGGAGTCTTTAGAAGTGATGAAGAACTTTTTAAATGATCTCCCAAACACAAAAGCTGTTTATTTTAAAGCAGAGGGAAGGCTTTCTCCAGAAATGAAAGAAAGGTCTGGAGTTAAATTTGTTTATAACGCAGAAGATTGGAAAGAAGGAACATGTTTTGTATTTGAATCAAATATTTATGAAACTGTAGTTGATTTAATGAGGCAATTAGTCACAAAAAATCCAGAAAAAACTAAGTATTGTTTCTTGCTTGATTCTGTTGATGGTCTTATTGCTAAGAATGATTTAGATAAAAACTTTGATGAATCTGCAAAAGTTGCAGGTGGAGCGGTTATTGCTGCTACCTTCATGAAGAAGATGGCTATCTCTCTAGCCAAAAGAGGACACATGGCAATTTTCGTTTCTCAAGTTCGTGCAGATATCAAGCTAGACCCCTATACAAAAGCACCAATAAGACAAACATCTGCAACAGGAGGCAATGCCTTACTACACTTTGCTAATTTCATTATTGAATTTGAACCAAGATTTAGAGACGATTTAATTCTTAAAGACCCAACCAATAAAAAAGTTTCTGAAAAGAATCCACCAATTGGTCACTTTGCAAAAATAACAGTCAAGAAGTCTCCAAATGAGACAACTAACAGAACACTTTGCTACCCAATTAGATATGGGCGCAAGAATGGAACATCTATTTGGATTGAAAAAGAGATTGTAGACCTTCTTTATGCTTGGGAGTTTGTGAATAAAAAAGGAGCTTGGATCAATGGTTCTGACGAATTTATTGAAATGCTTAATGAAGCAGGTTTTGATGAAGACGTTCTTAAGTTTCCAATTCAGGGTGATGCAAAACTATTTTCAATCATCGAAGAAAACAATGAGCTTTCCAAGTTCTTGATTAAATTCTTTAAAAAAGCAATCAATGAGTTTTCATGAAATTCTTAGATTGCAACGGCAAAATAAGAAATCTTAAAAACGCAAAAAAATATCTTATTAATTGGGATACTAATAGCAGAAGTAAATTCCAAAAAAGCGTAAAAGATTTTTTAAAACCTTATTGGCAAAATGATATTGTCTTTGAGGAGCTAAAGGTAGTCGGTTCAAGACTTTCCTTAGACTTCTATAACGCAAACAAAAAAATTGCGATTGAAGTTCAAGGACAACAACACACAAAGTTTGTGAAGCATTTTCATGGTAATAGATTAAAATTTTTAGATCAACTAAAAAGAGACAAGAAAAAGCTTGATTTCTGTGAAAATAATGGTATAAAGCTAGTAGAGATTTACCATAAGAACGAAATACACGCATCGTTCTTTGAAGACCAAGACATTTTTTTATAATATGAAAGAAGATAATGAAATAGAGTTTTCAATTCCAGAAAACCTAATCGAAAAACTATATGAATTTAGCGGTGATACTGATAAATACAAAGGAGTTATTTTAGCAGTATGCTCTGAAAATGGCGATCCTATTGTATATCACAGGTTTGATTGCGGTTTAACAGAACTTGGCTTAAAGAAAGCTGTTCAGGAATTTTGCTCGGATACAACAAACAATCAAAACTATGATTTATAATTACGAATTAGAAAAACAATTACTCGCTGGTTTAATAAAAAACCCAAATGATTTTTCTGAAATCTCAAGCTTTATCGAGGCTTCTGATTTTTATTCAGAACAAACAAGTCTAAACAGCAGCATCTTTACCGTTATTAAGCAAGCAATTGATGCTGGTGAAGACATTGATGAAATCATTATCGCACAAAGAGTTTCTAATATCGGGCTATCCTTTGAAGACAATCTCAATCCATCTGATTACATCAAGTCTTTGGCAATGCGAAAGGTTCCAAATGGAAACCTATCAAGACTGCAAAGGAATTAAAAAAGTTTTCTATCAGAAGGGGTATTGCTATGGCTTCACAAAATGTAATGAAGTCAATGAAGTCTCTGCCTATGGAAAGCTCTTTGGCTGAGATTGTAGAAAAAGCAGACTCTATTTATAATTCTCAAATCAATCTTTACGAGATTGGAAACGATTCTCCAGAAAACATTTATGAAGAAATGGAGTATATTGTTGAAGAAAGAGGCAACAATCCCATGACTGAATTTGGGATGATGGGGCCACACAATAAATTAAATAAAATTTATGGCTCATTGCTAAGGGCTGGAAATATTACTGTTATTGTTGCACGTTCTGGTGTTGGTAAAACTCAATACTGCATGGACTATTCAACAAAGGTAAGCATGAAGTATGACGTTCCTGTTCTTCACTTTGATAATGGTGAAATGAGCAAAGAGGAACTAATAATGAGACAGTGCGCTTCTCTTTCTGGTGTTCCCATGCATCTTATCGAGAGTGGTAAGTGGAGACAGGCTGGTGAAGAAGTTGTAAACAAGATTAGGTCTGTTTGGCCAAAGATAAAAAAACTTAAGTTTTACTATTACAATGTTGGCGGCATGGATGTTGATTCAATGATCAGCACACTTAAGAGGTTTTATTACTCAAAGGTTGGTAGAGGCAATAAAATGGTGTTCAGTTTTGATTACATTAAAACAACATCAGAAAACCAGCATGGCAAAAACGAGTGGCAGGTTGTTGGTGAAATGGTTGACAAGTTTAAGAAGTGTATTCAAAAAGAGATTCTTGAAGATGGTGAACCTGTTATTCCAATGATTACTTCTGTCCAATCAAATAGAAGCGGCATCACAAATAACAGAAACTCAGAAAACATTGTTGACGATGAAAGCATTGTTTCTCTTTCTGATAGGATTACTCAATTCTGCTCGCATATGTTTATCTTAAGAAATAAAACAGTAGATGAAATTGAACATGATGGAAGAATGTTTGGAACGCACAAGCTAATCAATGTAAAAGCTCGTCACTTGGGCGAAGATATTGCTGGCGCAGTTGAACCTGTTCAATTCGGAGACACCTTAAGAAAGAATTTTATAAACCTAGACTTTAGAAACTTTAATATTACTGAATGTGGAGACTTGCGAGATATCGTGAGACACCATAGCGGCGAAGCCGTAATTGACAATGATGCAAGCAATGAAGAAATCCCAAGCCTTGATTAATCCAGAAACCACTAGGTCTATCCTTGAAAAAATGGGATATGATTTATTGGATTGTGGAAATCATTGGAGAACAAAAGCTATTTATCGTGGAGGCGATAATCCAACTGCTATTCAGATTTACAAAGATACTGGAGTATGGACTGACTATATTCATGGCAACGGTAAATCAAAACCATTAAAAGCCCTAATCAACCTTACAGTTAAAAATGATCCAACTCAGTGTAAAGAACTTGAAGAAGCTTTAGAAAAAGAAGACACTGTAGAATACACACCTATAGAATTAATTGAAATGCAAAAAATTTATCCCAACGAATGGTTAGACAAACTATTCCCAAATTACAGTTTTTATAAAAACAGAAACATCTCCGAAGAGACGCAAAAGTTTTTTAAAACTGGTTTAGCATCTGGCGGTCAATTGTATCGCAGGATGGTCTTTCCAATATATAATGAACACTCTCAAATTATTGGGTTTTCTGGTAGAAGGGTTGATGAAAATCATTCCATCAAATGGAAACATATTGGAAGAAAAACAACTTGGCTTTATCCTTCCTACATTCCAGCGGAATTTACTGTTGATCAGATTATTGATAAACAGAAAGAAGTTTATCTAGTAGAAAGTATTGGAGATGCAATGGCTCTTTATGAACAAGGAATCAAAAATGTCCTTGTTATCTTTGGAACCAATGTAAGCCCTGCTATTATTTCTTACCTCTGCGGTAAAGACCTAAACAAAGTTTACATATGCACGAATAATGATTTCGATAGCTCTCAAAATAACGGCTTACTAGGAGCTTTTAAAGCTTATGTAAAGTTAAGTGGATATTTTAACCTAGATCAGCTTGAAATCAAATTGCCGCCAAAACCATACAATGATTTCGGCAAAGCGCACGAAGAAGGTTATAATTTTACTGAATGGAAATCTAGATTAATTGATACCGAAAAACAACAAGAACATATTTTTTCCTATGTAAAAAATCATATCACAATGTTCTCAAAAGAACAGGCTAACAAATTTTTAAAATTAAATGAGCAATAATAAAAAAGAATCTAAATACTTATCTGCAAGTAGAATCAAGACGCTACAAAG